TCATCGTCGGTTACTACGAAAAACATTTCAGGGTCTCCTAGATATCCAATAGCCAGTATGACTTGGTCAGATAGGCCTTTTTCTTTAAAGAATAAAGTGTCTCTCATTCCTTGTCTTTGACCAAACTCAAAAGCCTTTTTAGAGTCTTCTATAGGGTCTGGCAGATATGCCGGATGAAAACCAATCAAGCCGTTAATTTCTACAACATGCGCACCTAACATAGTTATAGCACAAGCAGACATGCAAGCGTTTCCTTTTTCAACTAAACCTACTAGGCCTAACGTTTCCATTACCCAAGCAGAGTTTAATCCTTCATTCGCAATACCGCCTCCAGAATCAAAAGATACTGTTTTAAAACCAGTTTTTTCGGCGTAATCATAAAGTCTCTTTCCTGTTCCTTTAGTAAATTCTCCTTCGAATTTGATTATATTTTGACCGCTATCTAATTTAGCGCTAGTTAAAGTCTCTGCATTTGCCCCAATAGTAGTTAATGCAGTTATCGCTACTAATAAATATTTTAACATTTTATAACCCTTTCAGTTATCGTGAGTAGTTTATACACATACTCAGGTGTAAGAATTATAACTTATTTATAATATTTCACAAGCCCCACCTGAACAAGCTAATGTTTGAGCGCCTTCAGTGTTGTCTTCTTGCTCAAAGTTTGGTAACAATGAGAAGTCAACTTCAGGGAAGTCCGCAACAGCTTTAAGGAATTCTCCCTTAGAGATGTCTTGGTAGGGTGCCTGTTGATATGTATGCTCAGAATATGGCAAGAATGATACACCTGTGATGTAGTCAAAGTTCTCATATACCCATGCACCAACATTCATCCACTCCTCTTCTTTGACATAAACAGTAACACTCACAGAATGTTCTGACCAATGCTTTTGGAATAGTTTCCAGTTCTCAAGTTGTTCAATAGCTGATTGTTCGTTAGCTAGTGTAGCACCTTCAGGTGACTTAATAGGAAAAGAGAATACAGTTGTCTTGTTAGGGTTCATTGCATCTGGCTCGTTAGGAACTCCTTGGTCTTTAAGAAGGTCTGTTAACGGGTCATTGTTTGCTTGTCTTACTGTTCTAATGTAGTAAGGGCTAAAGCGTCCATGTATTCCTGATGATGAGTCCACCAACTGGCTAACAGTACCACTAGGCTTAATAGTAGTGATAGCGGTAGCGGGGTTGATATCAAGCTTTTCAGCATATTCAATATTAGTTTTAACCGACGCATCACGTAGCCTTTCTAGCATTGCTGGGTCAGGGTTTCTTAGTATCTTACAGTCTTGAATACCTGTTAAAGACACACCTAGTAAGCGCTCTTCTTCACAGTTCTTCTGCCATACTTTACGTACATATTTAAAGTCTGTTAGTGATGCTTGTAGTGTACCTAATATAGTAGCTAACTTAATCTTACGAGCTAAGTCTTCTTCTGTATCATCTACACGACATACAACTTCTGATAAGTTACATAGTTGACCATCACGTAACTGAATCTCAGCACAAGGGTTTGTACCTTTAATAAATTCAGACTTACGACGTTCTGGTGCTAATGCATGAGCGCCATATCTAGAGTAGATACCACGTTCACCTGAACCAGATTTCATTAGTGAAACCCATTCGTCCATGAATACAGCCATAGAAGGCTTGCTATCATAAGCGGCAGAGTTGTTAGCTAATGCTCTTTGTGCATCACGTTCCCACCATGCACCGGACTTACAGTCACGTACTTCAGGGTCTAATAGGTCTGATACTGAGATGAGTGCAGAGCGTCTAACGCCTCCAACGACTACAACTTCAGCAATCTTACATACTAGGTCGTGTACTTCGATAGGTCGTAACTTACGCCCACCCGCTTTGTTAAATGTCATAGTGACAAAGTCAAATAATTCTATAAGCGGCCCCGGGCCTGAAGCCCTGCCTCCCATAGTTTTTAGTCTTGCGCCTTCTGGACGTACTTTAGAGTAATCCCATTCATGGATATTTCCTAAGTACAAGTCAGCGATTAGCTTACGTAAAGCTTTAGCCCAACCTTCTGCACTATCTTCAACAGTGATTACTCGGTCAGTCTTTACAAAGTTGTCGTTAATAATAGGTAGTTTGTTTACTTCTGCAGTCTCACAAGAAAAACCAACACCAGTACCAGACATTAAGATATATAGTATCTCGTCAAACACTCGTGGGTGGTTTACTTGTTTAAAGCTACAGTTGTAGCCACGGAAAGGGTTCTGTGCCAATGCTTCTCCAGCACTCCACATTGCCCTCATTGATGGCATTACCTCTCTGTTTAATACAGCAGAGCGTAATTGTTTAAACTCATCCTTAGTTAATACGTTATCGCTTATTTGGTTCTTCCAGAAACCAATCAGACGGTCTACAGTCTCCTCCCAAGTCTCACGACGATTCTCTGTGTCTAGATACCTTGAGTAGCGAGAAAGATGGATGAATGATTCGTATGCGTTCATGTTTAGTCTTCCTTTTGTTCTTTAATTTCAATTACTTGTTCGATTAATGTTGATATATTGTGACGCTTATCTAAGTCTACATTAAACTCCTCGAGCGCATATTCTTCTAACTCGTCTTTATCCATATCTAGGATATCTTCATCTTCTTCTTCAGGGACATTTAATGTTTCAATTTCCCATAAATCTCGAATGTATTCTTTTTCTTCATGTGACATAGTGGTGTCTACTGAACTTAAAAATACTTCTAAGTGGCTTCTGTTTTTGATAGCTACTGTAATAAAGTTCTCAAAGTAGTCATCCATCTTTTGTTTATTTAGCATTAGTGGTAATCCTTTATATCTTTTTCTAACATCGTATTACACGCATAGTATAGTTGTATGTTTAGAGGGTCGGTAGGGTCTTCCTCATACTCCTCTATTATTCCTTTTAGAAATCTTTGTATAGCAGGAGATAAAGGAGACATGTCTGCCTTACCTTCGTAAAGTAACTGCAATATTACAGAAACATATATTAGTTCGTTATCGGTCATGTTCATAATTATACCCTTTGGAATTGTGCCCCATCATCGTTTGAGGCTTCTTCGTCGTATTCTCTTCCCTTAGAGAGTCTACCAGTTGGAAAGTTATAAAGCAATGTTCCTGATGGGCCTGTAAGACCAGTATAACGACATTTGAGGACTTTTGTTTTAATTGTGTTTCTTTCAACTTCATCGCTACTCCCCGAGTCTCTGGCAAAGGCTATAATGTCCATGCTGATTTGTTTAATTGAACCTGAACCACGGATATCATCCATGCTAGGTAGTTTACCTTCTTCGAATGACCTGCCTTTATTGTCAGTCTTTCTTAGGTGACTAATAAGACCAATCCATACATTGTACTTCTTAGCAAGACGTAGTAACTGATTCATAATAAGGTCTATCGCTTCGTTCCCTGTAAGTCCTTCAGCACCTTCTGAAGCCAAGATTGTAATGTGGTCAACAAAGACATACTTAGCACCAGAAAGGCACATATACTCAAGGAAGTCCATAATAGAGCCGTCAGAAATACTACCTTGATGGTCCAGTACAAGTACCCTATCATCGCCGAAAAGCTTATCGTATCCAATTTTAAGTTCATCTAACGGTATCTCCTCTGCCGCTGGGTTTCTATTTAACGCCATACCTGCCATTTTACGTGCAGTTTCGGCGGGTGATTCTTCGAGTGAAACAATGCCTATTTTGTCTTCTGTCTCAGACAATAGGTGTACTGCTATCTCTCGTAGTAGTGTTGATTTACCAGAACCGGTACCTGATGTCCAGAGAGTAATCTCACCGGCTCTCATACCTTTTAGCTTACCATTAAGGCCAGTCATGCTGTCAGGATAAGGTACTGACTCTAAGTCGTTGTAAGTTTCTAGTTGTGTCCACAGGTCTTCCTTATTTAAGATTCCTGCCGGAGTGTAATCAGTAGAGTCATATATGCTCGTAAGAACTTTGTCTGGGTCTTTAATCCATAAGTCTGATGCATCTTTTTCAGATGACTTGGCTATTTTAACTTTATCATAACCTATAATACGTGCCGCCTCTTTAGTTGCCTCACGACCAGCATCATCCCCATCGAACCATATAACTACTTCATCAAAGTTTCTAATCCAGTCACGCTCTTCTACTAAGTCTTTTAGTGAAGAAGCGGAACGAACAGATACAACAGGATAGAATGTCTTGTAGCGTTTAAACCATGCTGATTGTACAGCCATAGCGTCAAGCTCACCCTCTGTTATAACTAATCGTTTACCTCCATTGTATAGGTGTTGGCCGAATAAACCACCTCGTACCTTACCAATAGAGGTAAACTTCTTAGGTAGTTGTCTTACCTTGTAACCAGATAACTCATTGTTTATGTGATAGGGATAGTAGTGGCTATCAATTACACCGTCTAAATCATAGCCTACCTTAACACCGTAATGTTCCGATACTTGTTTATATACGTTTCTTTCTCTGAAACCTCTAGATTGAAAGTCTCTTTGTACTTCATCTAAGCTTGGCCCCCACGTATCAACTGTGGAGAATCCGTCGTCATTAGTCGTAGTCATTGGCTTCTCCTTGTTGCCTTGGTGTGATGTTCTACATGAAAAGCAGAACGTTGAACCGTCTTCGTAAATCTGTAAAGGGTCTGAACCCCCACAATCATTACACGGTTGATTTTTTGTAACTATTCTACCCATTATATCTCCTAATATTTCTTCATTAGTTCCTTGATATACTTACGAGTTTTATCAGTAACCGATTCTTTAGGAACAAACCTAATAGCGGCTATTTGTCTATTGTAGAAACGAGGGGTTATTTTGTCTGATAAATATTCTGTCATTGATTCAGACACCATTTGACAATAGGCCTCCCCGTAATATAATCCACCTTTGGTTTTATAAACATCTACTATTTCAAATGTAAACTTATCGTGACCATACTTGGTTATATCTTTCTTTAAATGAGTTGAAGAACCTGTATAAGTCCTCCAAGTCATTTCTTTTCCGTAAGTCTTAGATTTCTTTTTACCACCGTGGAAGAACTGTTTCTTACCCCAGTAGTATTGGTCTGTTACCGTATTATGTATACAATATAGAAAACCGAAAGCTTTACTAGGGTTAAACTTAACCTTAGTTTTCCAGTGACCTATTTCAGACTTTAATAGCGTCTTCGTATACTTCTTTGTCGATAGTGAAGTGGTCATTGATATGCCTCCAGATATGTAGTAGTTTGCCGTTTAACAGCATAGAGTTAAAGCCTTCTTCTCCATAAGCATCGTGATACTCTCGGCATATTCTTTTAATTCTTTCATTTTTAGTTTTTGCCCCTTCTAGAATATCTTCAGCTTTCTTTGGGCCTATACCGTATATACCGGGGATATTATCAACAGAATCACCCATTAATAATTGTTTCCAGTAAAAGTAATCAGCCCATTCTTTATCGATTTGATATATCACTTTAGTCCTTGGGTTATAGTGTGTCCCCGGAATACAGTCTAAATCTTTGTCAATAGTAACTACACAATGTTGCATTTCTGCTTTAGTTGCTTCTAACGCCCATATACGGACCATATCATCTGCCTCACAATTGTCTGTAAGTATACAGCCATCGTAAGCTTCTATAGTCCAAGACTTCAAATCATTAAACCACTCCGGTTTATTAGATTTCGACTTCACACGACTAGTAGACTGTTTATACTCAGAATACAAGTCAACGCGATAGTTGTCAGGGCCACCCATAGCCATGACGTAGTCTTCGGTAAATAAGCTGTTAGTTATGTCATTAAAAGTAGTATTAAATTTTTCCTTACTTTGTTCTAGATTATCTGAACCCCACATACTCATATACAGGAGAACATCACCATCTATTATAGCTAATGTCATTATAAAA